CTGATTTCTAATCAGTATCGCATATAAAAATTGAACTGTTTTTCTTAACTAAACATTATTAAACTGTTTTTCAGCAACTGTTTTATGTTTCCTTAAAAACAGTTGCTCCCCGGCGCGTGAAGAGTTGACAGCCCCATGTGACAAAAAAACACCCCAAACTACCATCCATATTCTCTGTATTTTATTTTCCTTTTTTTATAAAAAAATATTCCCTTTACAATTATTATTTTACTTATATCTATTTATACTCTTCAACTCTTCACAATCTCTAAAAATTTAAAAAAATAATAATAATATAAGACCATATATGCTGTGGTTTGTATACCCTATATACCGTGGAGAGTCCGAGTTTTGACCATTCACACACCATCCACCCCTCCACTCATCCTTCACGCAAGTTTATGAACTATTGACGGAATACTACCCGTTATTTTATTCTCAACCCTTTCTTAATCACATCTATCTTACCACCAAGATTAGTTAATGTATTGATTATCTTTTGTGTTATTGGTAATGTTTTAAATATACTTTTGACATCTTGCTTTATGAACTTACTCAAACTATCTGTAAGCATGGATGACCCTTTCAACACAGCTATTAGAAAATCTTGGCAGTTGTTGGTGTCACTTTCATATTTGAAAAACTTGGAACCCTGTACCTTTCTAGCATTGTTCAATAAATCATTAAATGTTAAATTACTTGGAACTCTTGGAACATCTACATATTCGGCATTCTTTGGATTGTAGTTTGAAACCACCTTCATGTTAATAGCCTCATTTTTTTCTAGTAATATTTTTACTACTGATCCATTATCTAGTGTTAAAATACAGAACAAATGAAAAAGGTCATCATAAGGTGAACGCTCAACTAATTTGTTAAACGCACCAAGTGATACCATATTTATTATTTTTGTTAATATACTTGGTAAAGGTGTTCTTCCTATTTTTATAGATTTAATTGTTCTATCACCATACCTATCTAGTATACGTTGTTGTTCTACCGGATAATCCGTTCTTCCATATATCAGTTCTTTGCCAGTTTTCACAATATCTTTTTTTGCTCTATCTACAATTATTTTATTTTTTGATGGAGTAGGTGTTGACTCTGTATTTTCTTTTTTTGCTAAGGCATCATCTAGAGATTCAACATTAAGTGGCGTTCCTAATGTTGTTTGAGAGTTATCTACATTATTTTGAAAATCCATTATTATTTATGATGATAAAAAATAATAAAATATTTAAGCGATACGGGTGAACAAAATCTGTGACGCACCTGTTAAATCACTTCTAGAACTACCACCATTTATTTTGAAGTTCAAGTAATACGTATCTGTTAAATTAGTAATATTCAACGTACACGATAATCTACAGATTTGTGCTTGGTTTACTCCAAAACTAGTTAACGCATTACTCCATGTTGACCGGGTATTGATTACAAAATTATTAGTTGTACTAAACACAAAACCACTATCCATTGCTGAAGATGTTTGTGTAGCAATACATATATCACATCTCCATACTCCATATGTTTTATCACCTGACCCATCCCACACTAATGTATACACATTACCATACGTTGTAAACCCATTCCATGAGTTAAAACTCGATCCTTGAACACTCCAAACATAACCAATATCATAATTTGTCTTTGCTGTTATTGGGGTTCCAAGTTGTAAATATCCACACTCAAATGGAGCATCACTTCTAAAATTATCACACGCAATCGTACAGTTATTTCCATTTACTTCAATTGTCTTACCTGAGTTTCCTTGTAATCCAGCTCGGTTTCCATCTAAACAATAAACACCATCTTGTCCAACACCACTTCCATTTTTTGTATTTAATCTTACTGAACCGTTATTAAAATTGTTTGTTATCGAACAAGCTATTCCAGTTTGATATATGGATGTAGAATTGGCACCACCACCAACATCATTAAACACAATTCCATCATTCAGCATAGTGATAGAACCTTTAACAAGATTTGAGTTTCCATTTTGACACTTTATATTTTCAACACTTACTCCACCAGCGGTTCTACTCCATAACGAAACTGAACTTGAACTATGATTTGGTGTAATTGAAAAACCACTTCCACTTTGATACAATTGTGTAAACGATGCTCCTCCAAGAACATCTTTACAATTAATCGCTTCATTTTCCATGGTTAAAGATCCTCGTATTTTTGTATTGTTTCCATTTTCACACGTTAAATTATCCACATTAGCACCCCCACTTGTTCTTGTAATCAACTTGATATATTTTGAAGTATCTATATTTGTAATTTCCAAACCAAGAGTATTCTGTCTTATATTGCTCGATAATGCTCCTGAGAACAACGTGATATTTGAATTGGAATTTAACCCAGATGTAAATGTGGCTATGTTTGAAAAAACATTATCTCCAGTTCCAGCAAACGTTTGAGTTGTAGTTGGATTTAATAACGCATATGGTGTAAGTGCTGATGATGTAATATAGTTTTGATTTTTTACAAATGCGGTTGTTGCTGCTAATGTGTTATTATCACTTGTTGCTGGTGTTGGAAAGTTCTGATTACCGGTAAAGGTCTGAGGCCCTGCTAATAATGCGTATGGTGTTAATGCTGATGAGGTAATATAATTTTGATTTTTTACAAATGCCGTTGTTGCGCACAAAGTGCTGTTATCAGTTGTTAATTGTGTTGGAAAATTATTTAATCCAGTAAAGGTTTGACCTGATGGTGGAGCAAGTAATGCGTATGGTGTAAGTGATGCTGATGTAATATAATTTTGTAATCGAACCCATGCTGTTGTTGCTATCTTTGTGGAATTATCGGCAGTCAATATTGATTGTGTAATCACTGGTGTTGTCGTATTTGTAAAAGAGCATACACCATCTAATGATATAGCAGACCCAACCATTCCAATTCCTAATCCAGCAGAACCTTGTAAATAACACGTATTTGAACCTGAAATATAAAAATTATTTAATCTTGTTCCTGTTCCATCACTTGAAAAGAAATTAAATCGTGTAGATACCCCAACACCTTCAATATCAGTTGTTCCATTATTAGCCCCATTGTTGCTTATTCGCATTCCTCTGGTTCTTGCGCTATTTAAAATATCAAAATTATATAATCCTAGACTAATGTTTCCGTTGAAGAAATGATTTGGTCCATTATGAGTGATTGAATCGTTTGTAATTCTAATACCACAATTTGTAGAAGACCAGGTGGTTAATGAAAGAGCACCAGAATTTGACCCAGCATTTCCAGTTGATAATAAAGACAAATCTCCTACTTGATTGGTTGCGTTATATTGACCTGATCCACTTGGTATAAAAATACCACCTCCATATGTTGGAACATCTGTGTTTTGGAATGTTAATGGTATATTAGCACTATTAGATGAAAACCGATTAATTCCAAACCATGTTTGAAGAGTTGAACCAGTTGCTAATGTCAGTTTTCCATAATAAGTATTAACCCACGCTGTATTTGCTATGCTAAAATCATTTGATAGTGCTGGTGCTTGAATAGTGATTGTTGGTGTAGTTGAACCAGATACAGTTATACGATTTGCTGCGTCACCTTGTAAATAAGCAGTATTGCCGTTTTGGCAAATAAGATTTGCTCCGACTACACCACCAGCGGTTCTGGTGTATAAACCTATTGATTGTGAACTAGTCCCATTAACAAGTTGTAATCCAGTGGCTGTTTGTTGAATTCTTGAATTTGATGTTCCACCAGCAGAAAAAAAGTTTTGAATCGTTCCGTTAAGTACATTCACAGTTGAATTAAAGTTTGATGTTCCGTTATTGGTTGTTGTTCCGTTATGGGTTGTTGTAGAAGCAAACGAGTTCCCTAGGGTGAATGCGTTCACTTGATTACGGAATGCTACATTTGCCGTTAAATAACTGTCTTGGATACTTGCTGGTGGAAGTGTAATAATACAACCAGGGTCGCATGTAAATTCATCTGAGACTTCTAACGTATCACAAACAATATTGGTTGAGTAAGTATCTGACAACCCAGTTAAGGATTTGGTAGATGATGATTGGCCAGTGAGTGATGACATTTATATTCTATGATATTTTATTTCTTTAAGATTTTATTATCGCGTTTAGCCGCGAACAACACACCCGGTTTGACGGAGGCCGAAGGCCGTGAGGCAATTTAAATATTGTATCCATCTATCTTTCCAACTTGTTCGAAACTCAAAACCATTACGTAGTTAGCCAAGTTTGAGCCTGCGAATGTTGTGAAGGGGGTCTGGAAGTTACCACGAAAAACTTTAACTCTGATTGGTCCGCTTGTTGGAAGACTATCAAAAAACACATCAGGGTTATCTAGAAGATTAGCATAAAACACAACTTCAGTTGCCGCATGAGTCTCAGCATGTAACGCACCAATATAGGTTGATATTACAGAACCATTTGCGTTTGATGCCTGATAACAAGATGGAGTAGCATTCATATGTAAAAATAATTGAGGACTATCATTTGAAACAAAATCAGAGTTGTTTTGCCCTTTATAAGAAAAACTCATTTTATATTTCCCTTGTGGAATATTTGTCCAGTTAAACTCGTAGGTACAATCATTTGGGTTTCCACTCGAGGCGGTTGATACTTGTTGAGAGTTTAGAACAATATTGAATCTATATGGTCTTATGTAATTAGTCATTATAAATTTAGTCTGTAAAATTATTTTGTAAATTTATGCGAACGTGGGCCCCGCTATTCCGGCAACATCTTTTAGTTTCTGAATCCCACCTATAGCATCAGACACATTACGAGCACCAACCACATTACTTGCTCCTTTTGCTAATTGACTTCCTTTCTTTAAATAACCTAGTCCTTTGCCAGCCATTCCAGCAAGGGCCCCTAATTCAGGTTGTCCAACAAGTGAACCTAATCCAGTTAACGCAATATCAGTAATAGGATTTGATAAAACTTTTCCACCTATATCAGCGACTGATCCCAAAACGTCACCTACCTTACCGAGTCCACCTGATATTTGGTTAATTACACCAGGGGCCTTACGGAATATACTTGAAATTACAGATGGCGCCTTTTTAAACGCACTAGTAATACTACGACCAATCTTTTTGAAAAACGACATTTATAAATAGTAATAGCATAAAATATTTATAAATTTATTTTTTCTCGATCCATAAATTTTTAGTATTATTATAGATGTAGATAGTATAATGATGATGAATCGTAAAAATCTACCAGGTTTTGGAAATCCAAAGAATAGAGCAATACCTCCTTTACCAGTCGTTGGTAGAACTATGGTGGGTTTTCCTAATAAAATGGTTAGGCCTATTGTGTCTTTTGGAAAAAGGAAAATAGGTTTCGTATAAAATTGATTTAATAATATTACGTAAAATTAAATGTAAAAAATGGAAGAATTTCGAGAGACTGAATTGAATGGCGTTAAACTACGAGTGTATCGTGATGGGACTATTTGGAGGTATTTTAATAAAGGAAATAATATTTATCAATTAGGATGGAATAAATTAATATTACATATGGATAAACATGGTTATTATGTTTCCAGATTAAATAATGGTAAAATATATAAATGTCATCGTATTATTGCTATGGTTTATTTAGGACTTGATATAACTGATATTAAACGACAAGTTGATCATATCGACCGATGTAAAACTAATAATAATGTAAATAATTTACAACTAGTTACTAATGGTGAAAATCAATTTAATAGAAATGCTAAAGGATGTTTTTTAAATAAACGAGATAACAAATGGACGGCATATATTTCTGTAAATAAAAAAAGGAAACATTTAGGAAACTTTGATAATGAGGAGGATGCTCGTAATGCCTACTTAGAGGCTAAGACAAAATACCACGTGATTAATCAGACTCATAATCTTCATCCATAATAATCTCATCAAAACATTTAAATAATCTTTGCGTGTCTGTATTTACAAATAAGAATTGATAAGGCTTATCATATACAATCTTCATAATGGGGCGAAGAAAGTCAACAGGATATTCTATAAGCTCATCAAATATATTACTTAACTCATTTTTACTTGTCTTGAAAATAAACATATTACTCCATAACCTACGTATATCCTTTGGAACACTAAAATACGTTTGGACTAAAAAAAACATAGATAATCTTAAATGACGACGGTTAAAAGCTAGCTCTTTAAATAATTTCATTGTTTGTTTATTTTTTAACTCAGCTGTTACGTCATCAAAAATAATACAACTCGTGTGTCCTTCTTTTGCGTCTGCCTCTATGCGTTGACGCACTTCATATAGATTTTCAAAAGTTAATTCATTAAATCGTTGGTCTTCCGGTATTTTGTCAAATATGCTATCCTTAATAGAAGCACCAGAAGCGACAGGTTGGAATAGATAGACCGTATGATAACAATAACGCAATAAACTTTTACTTTCAAAAAAAGAATGAAGCAAACTTGTTTTACCACTACGAGGCTTACCTATAAATAGATTCATGGAGTGACAGTTTAAGAATTGGGTGAGTTCGTATTTATTTAGCTTTTCGGACAAAGGTTTATCACATACCATTTGAGTTGTAGGAAGCGTTGGCTTTTTATTTTCTTTCAAACTAATCATTATAAATTTACATAGATATTTTATAATGATTTTTATAATGCCCTATACCATCGCAATTCCATCTTACAAAAGATCAATGGTGCTACTTTACCGAACACTCAACTTTTTGGAGCGAAACTCCATTGATCCAAAATTAATCTATATTTTTATTGTAGAAGAAGACAAAGAGGATTACGACCAAATCCCAACATATCTGTATAACAAGATGGTCGTAGGTGTTAAAGGCCTCGTTAAACAACGGGAGTTTATTGATAATTATTTTAAAGAAGGTGACCATATTGTATCTCTAGATGATGATATACAAGACCTTATATTTGCTAAACCAGAAGAAGAGATTCCATTGGATGAATTTTTAAATAATGCTTTTGAATTATGTAAAAAAGAATCAGCTTTTATTTGGGGTCTATATCCTGTAGGCAACGCATTTTACGCACAAAAAAATAGATGGTATTCTACACACTTGACTTATATTATTGGGGCTTTCTACGGTTATATCAACAGACCAACAAATGATGAAATAAAATGCCCACTTACTTACAACGGCCAAAACGCAGAGGACTACGAACGCAGCATTAGATATTGGCTACATGACAAAAAAGTTATAAGATTTAATACGGTGTGTATAAAAACACTCTACTTTGGAAAAGACGGAGGTGGCATTGGACTACTACAAGACCGGTTAGAATCTATGGAATTTCATTGTAAATTATTACACGCTCATTATCCGTCATATACTCGTTTAAAAATTAAGAAAAATGGATTGTATCAATTAGTGTTACGTGATGGCTCTGGACAAACGTTAAAGATAGAACACAAAACTGTACTTGTCCCCTGATATCAATGGTGTATTCCAATGTTTATAGCGTGCCCCTTCAAATTCTACTATGGTATTATGTATATCTATTTCTTGAGTCTTTTCTGGCAGTTCAATAACCAAATTACTGCCTGTATAGTCCCCTATACCAAATATTATAGAAGGCCCATTATTATGTTTATCTTTGTGTGGTGTACACGTCACATTGTGGTTTAGTTGTATAGACGTCCATTTATGCTCTGGAAAATATTTTTTAGAAATCTTTATTAAACATTCATATAATTGCGGATGTTTAATAGAAAATCTCGAAAGCTTTGGTCCTTCACTACGAGGTTTAAAACGTGGATATACATAGCCCAATAAAGCTGAACGGTGATCTCCGAATTGTCTTGCTCTACCCATTCTCGAATCAGTTTTACCATTGTTATATTTTTTAAATCGTAATAATGGTATCGTTATATTTTTACAGATTGTGTAGAGTTCAGTGGCATCTTCTTCCGATATCATTCTCGCGTTATGCCGCGAACCACATTCGTCATTCGATATCATTTTATATATTTACATTATACTATTTTTTTTAAATTTTATCGCCGCGTTTTGCCGCGGACCACACACCCAGTTTGCCGGAGCCGAAGGCGTGAGGCAATTTATTGAAGTACTACTAATGTTCTAGAAGGAATGTCAATTTTTAGCAACGAGTCGAACAAACAAATGAGCTGAATAACTTGTGCGTTAGTGGTAGCAGTTCCAATAGAAACTCTGACCGAAATAGGAGAGCCCTGAGATGAGATACCAGTAAGAAGAGCGCCGTTGGTTGAGAGCTTCTCGGTGTTTGTCCCTACGTAAAACTTACCCATTGCGTTTTGAGTTGTAACAGTAGTATTTCCAGAGTTGAATTCAGTGGGAGCAATGCTAAAGTTGCTACTAAGCAGGTCATGAGCTGGTCCAAAGGCCAATGATAATTCCATAGAAACGGCAGCCTTATTCAAAACAGTAGAAATTGGCCTGGGTGGATATGGCAATCCTGACACGAAAAACTGATAATCTCCACCAAGAGTACCAGTAGCATCCACACTATCAAACAAAGTGTTAAGAGAAACTGTATTAACGGTTCCAGATAAATGGGCAAACAACGATTTAATACTAGCAAGACGCTGGTTAAACAAAAACTCCAAAGAACCGGAAGATGCGGCAGGAAGTGTAACACCAGACGACAGATAAGATTGAGACCTAATAGTAATTGACCCTTGGCCCATAGAGCTAATGGCTTGGTCAACAAAGGGGGAAAATTCAATGATGTCGTAGCAAAGCTCTACGTTGCTTAAGGAGTATGAAGCAATGGTGTTTGCTCCAGCAGGAGATTGGATTGCGTTTGCTAGGGTTTCAGTAGTAAGCTGAATACGGCAAGATGGCATAAACTTCAAAGGCACAAGATGGTCAGCGTTTGAAAGAAGACAGCCCAAAGGAGCCGCATAAAAAAAATTAGCAGGAGCAGCCGCAGTTGCCCCCAAAAGATTTCCACCATTAGGAAGGTTAGTTCTAGATAAACCAAAATCAACTTGATTCGCAAGTGTAGCATCAGCAGTGCTGTATCCAAAAGAATTAGCAAGTCCCAGCTTCTGAGCATAGTTCATTTTACAATTGACAAGCATATTTGACAGTTGATTATAGTTTTGGATTGACTCTACAACTTGCGACCCCACTATAGTTTCTAAACGAGATAAAAATGAATACACAGGAGTTCCTCTAATAAAATTATTGACAGTACCAGCAGTTCCACCAGTAACAGTGAGCTTATAACGAAGGTAAAGACTTTCAGGGACCATATAACCACGTTGGACTAAATCGAACTGAATAATTTGAGATGCTCCAAATGTTTGACCGTTGATGGGAGAAGAAACAATCGAGTTGGATTGGGTTCCTTCAGGCAATGACATAGCAGATGAATAGTTAATTTCTTTAGGCAATACAGACATTATAATCTTTACTTTTATTTTTTTATTTATTATTTATTCTCAACTATTGCCTCACGCCGTTGGCTCCGGCAAACTGGCCGACGCACTTTCTTCAAGTTTTAGTTCATCTAAAATAGTGTCTATCCTTCTATACAAAATTAAGTGAATTGAAATGGTCCAGTTAATCCCATTGAAGTTATACAAATTATTTAACTCATCACGTAGCTGAATATCCACAGTGCTCAAATAATGATTACGCATCCTCGAATATACCCCATCTGTATTTTGAAAAGTAATTAAATTAAATCCAGCTTGATTAACAGAAATCGCTGCGAGTAAATTGCTCGTCTGTTTGTTTACACTATCATATGAGTCAATGCTAATATTATTGGAATATATTTTTATTCGTTTTTGTCCTAGCAAGTTAAACAGAAATGGAAACGTGATTGTGTTGGCTACAATGTTATAGGTTGTATTGGCAGCAAATCCCAACACAAAATAAATTGATGAACCATTTATTTGATTCCATGTTCCAGTTGAACAAGTCATCGTCAGTAGATTTGTGCTTCGGTTTAATGAGAACAAAAATGTATGTCCGTTAGCAAGTAGCAACGCAGTCATTGTAGAAATAAGGGTTGAATAATTATAATTACCAGGCGTAATAGTTATGCTAAAATTTGTAGCATTGAGACGATAGTTAAACACATTATTTGATGTTTCAATATTAAAAAACGAAGCAGGAATTTCGGCCGTACCCACACCGGCTTCCACATAAAGTATGCTACGGTCTGGGCTTAAAATATTGGCAAAATCAAAACTCATATCTGACAGGAAACTGCCATTGTAGTAAGTTGTAGCGTTATTACTGTTTAGACTTATGATGCGTTTCTCTCTGATTATTGATTCACTCATTTATATATATTACCAAAAAAATAATTAATTTTTAATATACATAGATTATAGAATGATTTTTCTTAGACAAGTTTTGTTCCATGGTCAGTTGATTTATCGAGTATTCCAGCCGATGCCAGTTCAACGTCGATGTTTTGTAGGGACTTTTCAAAAGACTGACGATTACGTTCATGTAACCTATCTATCTGATGATCAAGCCATTGAATTTGAGATGGTGTAAATTTAGCTCTGTTAGTCTCACGCAATATTATGTATGTCATGGGGTTGTGCTCATCTAGACTATGATGTATAGCATTTATTTTTTGTAATTCTTCATTAATACAATAACTATTCATAAGATTAACATATTGGTTATAGTGGTCGGTCGGAGTTAATTGTTCGGACATTATAAATTATACGAAAAGAATTTCTCTATGTTTTTTTTCTGGAATTTGTTGAACATATTGTGGTTCCTTTGGAAGATCGTCGAATTCCTTGGCAGAAGTTTTACGAGCTTTCTTTTGTTTAATTGATGACGCTTTCTCTAGGATCTTATCATTAAGATTTTCCAACTTGATTTCTTCTTTTTCAAGTTTCTTCTGTTCACGTTCAATCTCACGTAATCTCTTCAACTCTTCTGTCTTAGCCAATCGAGCTTGTCTCATCTTTTCAAAGGCTTCCTTTTGTTTCTCAGTTCTTGGTTTCTTTTCCTTCACAGGTTTTACCGGTTCAGTCTCAGGTTCGCTATCAATAAGCTCCGTGTCTTCCCTACGCGTTCCGACGCGTACCTCGGTTTCCGGCAAACTGGTATGTGCTGGTTCGCGGGCAGGCGCGATTTCTACAGGTTCAGTAGCAAGCTTCTTTTTATAGTTTCTTTTAGGCTTTTGAGGTACTTGTTCAGGAGGAGTCAAAGACAAATCTGAGACGGTTGATGTAGTAGAGGTTTCACTATCACTTGACAACACTTCACTAATGGCGACGACTTTAGGCTTGCGAGTATAAGTTCTCTTTTTGGGTGCTTCGATTGATTCAGACATTTATATATTCTCCTAACTATTCTTTTTAAATAAATTTATACGAGAATTCTTTAACAAATAATGGTTTTTAGAATATTGTTTGAATCTCTCAACATTGGCTAGATAATACTGCCGTTTGGTTTGCTGTTTTAATGGATTGGGATGGTCACGCTTATACTGGTCAAGCAACTCAACCGACCTACCATGTTTTTTTCTAATGCGTATTGCTACGTTTATAAACAAACTATACATCGTATCCGGAACAACCATTCGTAATATATTTTGTAAAAGTTTTTCTTCAGTCATGTCACAAAGCCAAAACGGATAACTGAACCCCCACCAACGCTTCATACGTAAATAAATATTCTTATAAAATAAACAAATACCTCTAGCTTCTTCGTTAATATAACTGTCGTCCGTAGCATACTTTTTAAAAACTGCCATTTATTATCTGTATAGAATAAATAATTATGAGTTTAAGTGAGATTTTTTTGACGATGTTAGTAACCAGTTCGTTTGCCTTTCTAGGGGCAAGCTTGGCTGTTTGTTATAAATCAAAATGTAAAAAAATAGCATGTTGTGGTATAGTAATTGAAAGAGATATTGAAGCAGAGGAAAATATTGACGAACTCCAAATACAACACAGACCTACCGAAGCTCACGATATGCCAAATACCGAGCGGTAAACTCATCATATCCTAATCGTCTATACTTTCTAAACAATATCAAGAATTCTGTCCTAAAGTCCATTTCCATAAATAAATTATAATTATTAAATTATTTCTAATAATTATAAATGGATCAAGCTATATCAGCCAAAATAAAGAAAATTCTAAAGGCAAAGGCTGGCAAGGCCAAGATTTCTTATAAATCTCCTAAACAAATTGCCAAACAATCCCAGGTGGTTATCATCAACCAAGACAGACCAAAACGCAGATATACCAGACGTGGAAAAGCGACGATGGGTGGTGGAGGTGGTGGCAGTGATTCAAAAATTGTCTATATTCCAACATCTTTTCCAAATTTCAATATTCCAGCTCAAAATCCCCAAATCATAAGACAAGAAATGCCACAGATGATTCGTGAATTCCAACCAACTCCAGTTTATCGTAACCCACTACGCATGGAACCGTTCCGTTCAGCTCTTAATCCACCACCATTTAATCAAAACAGACCAGCACCGGCAAATATAGAGGGAAACTTGGATGAAATACCAATGCCTTCTCCTCCTCCATTAGAACCAGAGATTGTATTAGAACCCAATAGCATCTTTATGCCATCTACACCGGTATCAGCTTATCCAATTATGTCTTCGTCAAGTCCAACCCAAGGGTTTACACAAAATCAAGCAGTCAACCAACTAAATCAACAGGTTGGAGAAGAAGTAAAAGCATACGATGATTTCGGTGGCTACGATGCCCAAGCTGAGGATGAAGCAAGAAGAATTAGATTAGCCAAGCAATTATCAGCTAGCGAGATGTATTCACAACCAATGTCTGAGTCTGAATCTGAAACAGCTAGTATTAAAGGTGGAGGTGGAGGCGGACGTGAAGAAAAAGAAAAGCGTACGTATTCAGGACGTGGTCCCAGTAAATTATCACAAGAAGAGATCATGTCATTAACATCATATTATAGAGCTAAACTAGATAAAAACTATAAAAATCTATTACAATCCACTGACGCCGGTAAAACAGTTTTTACAGCAGGTTCTGGCATTGCGTCTGCTAAAAAAAATAATCCATATGTTAAGGCATTAAAGGAAGATATAACAAACAAATATGGTGGCCCTTAATTTATTGTGGATGTGATGAGTTGTGATTAGTTGTGATGACTCTAAAAAAAACTATTCACACCCTTCACAAGAAAACAAACACAGCATATATGGTGTCATTCTCCATAGAGTTTTCTTAAAAAAGCCTGTTGTGAAGACTTTTAGGGTTTTCTTTAAAAACTCAAACTCTTATATATACATATATACTTTTTTTTATTTTTATAAATATTTTTTATTTACAAATATTATTTTACTTTTATGTATATATACTCTTCAACTCTTCACATACCCTAAAAATAATAGATATATATATAATAAGGAGAGCATATATGGTGTGGTTTGGCTTCTTAAATCTTGTGGAGGGTTCATTTAGCCAACCCTTCACATACTCTACACCCTCCACATAAACCCATCACAAAGTAATAATAGTATAATAAAGAAAATTCTATATAGATATATAAATAATGCCCTCTGAATTATACCAAAAAAATAAACAATACGCCTTAGCTTATAATGCTAAAAACAAAGAAAAGGTCAGATTAATCAATAGAATCAACAAACGTAAGTACGATATTTTTTGGAGAGAGTTCAGACGTTTGTCATCAATACTTTTGCCGGCTAGTCCTTAATGTAATAATAGATTTCTAAAATTGATTTAAATAAATCTATCATTACATATATATAAATACAATGCCAATTCAATTCTTGAAAAACTGGACAATCGACCTAAATAAACTGCCACAATATACGAGCTTCAAAGGTAAGTTTGAACTTGAACTCGATTATCATTTATTGATGATCATTGGTCAATCCACCAACCCAGTTTTTACAGATGACCGGAAACAACATCTATTACCATTAATCAATAAAATAAACAAACAAACAAATATTTTAGAAGTAGAACATAATCAACGATATGGAGTTGGTAGATTTTATGCTGAAAGACAATTATCACCAATCTGTATTTCACGCCATATGAAGCATACTCTATTTTCTTATTTGGACTGGATTGATATTGATATGGTAAAAGGACATCCATCCATATTGTATAATATTGCTAAAAATAATAATATACAATTACAGTTCATACCATATTATCTAGAGAATTTTAATGAAGTAATAACTGATCTACAAAAATTCTATACACCTGATGGAGAAGAACCAATTTCCAAAGATAATATCAAAGACATATTTTGTAGACTCATATACGGAGGAGGTATTAATAAATGGTTTGAAGATTTGGATAAAGAAAATATAACAGTTAAAACAACAGAAACTCACGCAATCATCACCGAATTTAAAAAAGAGATAGAAATAATAACAACACTTGTATATTTGAATAATACCGAGTTAAAAAATAAAGTTAAGGCAGATGAGACTAGAGAATGGAAATTAAAAAATAAAGTGATGTCTTATTTTTGTGGAATCATTGAAAATGAAATTATACATTTAACTTATAAGGTACTACAAAAAAATGGAGCAATCAAACCAAAGAAATATGCTTTGGAATATGATGGGCTTTGTTTTGCTAGACCACATGATATAGATTTAGACAGAGTTTTAGAAACCATAAATACTACAATATTTGAAAAAACTGGATTAGCAGTCAATATGATATTTAAATCCTATAATCCTATACATGTACATAATGAAATCATTGAAGCAAGAGTTAGCATGCCACCCCCGATTGCTATTGCTCAAGAAGTTCTTAATCAATCCATATGTGTTGGAGTTACTGAATTTGATACCTTACAAACTATTGACACCTATGAGCAGTTTAAAATTATATTTGAACGCAACCATTTCAAGTGTCGTAGCAATTCTACTTTTTACAAGGAAGAGTATGATGAGGATGGTTCATTTGTTAGACTAATAGCATATACCGAACATAGTTTGAAGACGGCCAATCGTGAATTTAATTATATCAAAGTTAGTGCTCGTGGAAATAAACAACTAAAATATTTTATAGATGAATGGTTTGACGATAGAACCATTAGAGTCTTTGAAGGAATGGATTGTTTTCCACCACCATTGCGTTGTCCAAAGCATATGTATAATACTTGGAAACCATTTGCTGTTGAGAACTTACATGATTTACAAAAAGATGAGAATGGTAAATGTATAATACCTTTGGAAGATTCTGAATTTATTGAAACTGGTTATTTGTTTATTTTAAACCATATTCGTATAATCACTGGAAATGATGAGGTGGCTTATAATTATTTTATAATGTGGTTGGCATTTATATTCAAATATCCAGCAGAGAAGTGTACGATGCCTCATATGATCGGTGGCATGGGGGCTGGTAAATCTGAGTTGTTGAATTTCATTGGATATATGATAGGTGAAACAAAAGTGTTGAAATCAACCGAACCGGATAAAGATGTTTGGGGACATTTCAATGGGCGTATGGCTCATGCTTATTTGGTAATCCTTGAAGAGTTGACTGAGAAAAAAACAACAGAATATGATGGAATTATAAAAGATCTTATTACAAGTAGCGTAACAACAATAAATCAAAAGGGTGAGAAACCATATGATGTCAAATCTTTTCACAAATTTATATCAGCAAGTAATACTCAGACAATTAAAACAATCAAAGGTGACCGTAGGAATTTTATGATGAAGGCGTCAAACGAATTAATCGGCAATCAAGAATATTTTAAAAATCTACGAATGTATACAAAAGACAAACGCATTCAGCAAATATTTCACGAACGATTATTGGAACAAGATGTCGCTAATTTTAAATCATTGCCTATACCTGTGACTGAATATCAGAAAACATTACAGAATGCTAACCGTGAGGAGTGTGATTTATATTTGGAACATTATATAACACATTTTATAAATGAGTCGGAGAAGATTGTTAGGAGTTCAGAGATGTATTTAGATTTTCAACAGTGGATGGAACGTCATGGATATGAGTATAAGATGACCTGTACAAAATTTGTAAGAAATCTAAAATTATTATCATTGCCAGAGAATGCGGTTCATACTCATATTAGTAACCCAACGCTACATAAGCGTGATGGAAATTATATCCAAATCAACATTGACATTTTAAGAAACTATTATGAATTAAATTAAGAAGTCCAGGTATACTTTGTAATAATAGTTTAAAGACAATGATGTAATGATAGTAATAAGATGACCGAAAGAAGAGTTAATTACCATTTTAACATGTCGAAGTATAATGAGATGCCCTTAGAAGATAGGAGGTATTTGCTTATTCCTTTTGAAAAAAAAGATTGTTTCAAAAAGAAATATGGTTTGAAGTGGGATTCATCTCGTAAGCAATGGTATACAAATAGGGGTTCAACTGACGACGTGATTAAATATGAAATAGTGGATTTGGAAGTTCCATTCAAACACAAGGATTATGTGAAGGGGCTTGGTTGTAGATGGAATGGAAATAATTGGTTTACAACTATGGAGGTATATGAGAAATACGAAGAACAATTTAGTAAATATGAAATTTATAGAGAAGAGGAAGAATAAATGATTTATTTTATTTTATATTTTTTTTATGTAGTGATGAGCAACGCCTATAGATGAACCCATATTTTTCATATCTTGTTTTAGGTCTAATGTATTTGAATACTTATTAGTTAGGTATACATGTCGCCAGTTGTTCGTTGAGAATCCAGCGGTTCTTCCAGATGGGACACCCATAATATTGTTTAATTTCTGTCCATATGATACAGCGGTTAAAGGCTCCAGTTTTACATTGACTAACAACCAAGGTAATTTATTGAATCTAATCCATTTTCTCAAAATACGGTATAATTCAGGTGGGCATTGAACTCGTTGTTGACCTTTATTTTTAAAATTTTTATAGCTGTTAAAAACGAGTACCTTTCCATCCAAGTAATTATCCTTATCCAAGTCAATATTACGTAGTTTAAAATCATACCAATCTCTTGACCTTCTTGGAGCCAGGAATTTTCCACAGACTAGGCAATACATTATATATTGTTGTAATTTTTGGAAATCATCCATATTCCAATCTGGTTTAGTCCAAATAGGTTCAACTTCATTTTTTAATTCTTCGTATCTTTGGTCAATTTGTTCTTGGGTAATATGATGGCTTTTGATGTATGGTGTAGCCTCTTGATTTTCTGCTACTACTTTTTCTTCTTCACTATTCTTTGTAATGGCCTTAGTAAGTTCTTTATTTTTAAATACGACCTGTAAAGCAGAGAGCATGTTACGAACATAGGATGATGATTTATTTTGAGATTTTACAAACTCAATATATTCATTAACATCTTTTGATAATAGTTTATCTACATCAAATGATTTATCTTCTGGGAAAATGCTCTTATACAACAGTCTAAGATTACTAGCGTATCCGGTTAAAGTCTTTTCAGAGATTTCAGGTTTTTGAGTTTTAACGAATGCTTTGATTTCTTCCATTTTATATTATTATAACTTAATAACAGAACTTTAAATCAATTTTTTATTAGGTGTTTAAAAACATTTTCAATACTTTATAAAATGAGTTTATTGAGAAAAAAACAGAATAAGCGTCACTTTTTAGGAGAACGTATCATTACATGTAATGGAGAAAGAGTATATTCAACCGATTGTAATTTGGCCGATAATGTGGGAAGAGGAAAGGTGGTATGTTCATGTGGGATGGTTGTGTTATGGGTGAATCATAAGTATCATATACAGTATTGTGTTAAATGTGTACAATACCATAAAATAACGGGTAGTATTCCGTCAATAGTTCATAAACTTGCGTGAAGGATGAGTGGAGGGGTGGATGGTGTGTGAATGGTCAAAACTCGGACTCTCCACGGTATATAGGGTATACAAACCACAGCATATATGGTCTTATATTATTATTATTTTTTTAAATTTTTAGAGATTGTGAAGAGTTGAAGAGTATAAATAGATATAAGTAAAATAATAATTGTAAAGGGAATATTTTTTTATAAAAAAAGGAAAATAAAATACAGAGAATATGGATGGTAGTTTGGGGTGTTTTTTTGTCACATGGGGCTGTCAACTCTTCACGCGCCGGGGAGCAACTGTTTTTAAGGAAACATAAAACAGTTGCTGAAAAACAGTTTAATAATGTTTAGTTAAGAAAAACAGTTCAATTTTTATATGCGATACTGATTAGAAATCAG